TTTATATATAAAAAGAAAATACTTGAAAACGGTGGGGAGAGAATGATAAGAAGAGACGAAAGCTTTAATCCAGAGGGTGAGTTTGAGTTTTTTGAAAGAATTGAAAAAAGAATAGATGTATGGTATGATGGTGCTATGGTATTAGGTTCCAATAAAATACTAAAGTGGGAGCTAATGAGAAACATGGTAAGGCCAGAGTCTGAGTTTCAACGGACAGTACCTAATTATATAGCTTCAGCTCCAAGAATGTATAAAGGTAATATAGATAGTACTGTTAAAAGAATGGTTAAGTATGCTGACTTAATCGCTATGACTGACTTAAAAATACAACAGATACAACAAAAAATGGTTCCTGACGGAATATTTTTAGACCTTGATGGAGTTAATGAGGTTGATTTAGGTAACGGAGGTACATATAATGCACAAGCGGCTATAGATATGTATTTTGCTACAGGTAGTGTTGTAGGTAGAAGTTATACAGGAGAGGGTGAGTTTAATAATGCAAGGGTTCCAATACAAGAGTTAAATAATAATTCTGGTCAATCAAAATTACTAGCATTAACAAGACAATACGATCATTGGTTAAATATGATAAGAGATGTAACTGGTGTTAATGAATCTAGAGATGCTTCTACACCAGATCCAAACGCTCTTGTTGGGGTTCAAAAGTTAGCAGCTTTGAATTCAAATACAGCTACAAGACATATATTAAATTCTAGTTTACATGTAACTAAAAAATTAGCAGAAGCTCTATCTCTTAGAATTTCAGATATTTTAGAGTTTTCTGATGATAAGGAAGAATTTGCAAATCAAATAGGTAAGTATAATGTGTCTATTTTAGATGATATTAAAAAATTATATTTAGCATCATTTGGAATATTTATAGATGTATCTCCAGATGAAGAAGAAAAGCAATTGATAGAGCAAAATATTCAACAAGCTTTATCTAAGAACGCTATTGAACTTGAAGATGCTATAGATATACGTAACTGTAAAAACCTTAAAATGGGCAATGAGTTGCTTAAATTAAAGCGTAGACAAAAGTTTGAGCGAGATAAACAGCAAAAAATGCAAGAAATACAAGCTCAGTCTGATGCAAATATGAGGTCACAACAAGCAGCAGCTCAAGCAAAAATGCAAACAGAACAAGCAATAATTCAAGGTAAAATGCAGCTTGTAGAGGCTCAAGCTAACGCAGATATAAGAAAGTTAGAGTTTGAGGTAGATGCTAAAAAATCTCTTATGGAGGAGGAGTTCAATTATAACATGCAATTAAAAGATGTTGAAGTACAAGGATTAAGTAAAAGAGATGGAGAAAAAGAAGATAGAAAAGATAGAAGACTTGATAAACAATCAACACAACAGTCCGCTTTAATAAGACAAAGAAAGGATAACACACCGCCTGTAAATTTTGAATCTAATGAAGATACATTAGATGGTTTTGGGCTTGAATCATTTGGTTAGTAGTTTTTTACTACCTTTGTAATAATTAAATATAATAAAATGGAATTTAAATCAGTAAAGTCTGTTGACGCTATAGAAAAGTCAACACAAGAAATTGAACAAGAGTTAGTTGCTAAGCATGAGGAAGAGCAAGGCACAGAACAAAAAGAAGAAATTGCAAAAGTTTCTCTAGCAGAAGATAAAACAGAAGAGGAGCCAGTAGCAGAAAATAAAACGGAGGAAAAGGAAGAGGTTGTCGAAGAGAAACCTGTAGAGTTGGATGACGAAATCGTTCTTTCACATATTAGAAAAAAATTCGGTAAGGAAGAATTATCTTACGATGACTTGCTACAAAAAGAAGTTGTAGAAAAAGAGTTGTCTGAAGATTTAGAAACCTTACGTAAATATAAACAGGAGACAGGAAGAGGAATTGAAGATTTTGTTAAACTTAATCGAAATTTTGACAACGATTCTCCAGATGCTATTATATCTGAGTATATATCTGCACAAAATCCTGAGTTTGATAGAGATGATGTTTCATTTGAAATGGAGCAAAAATTTAATTTTGATGATGAGATAGATGACGATGTAGAAATACGAAGTAAAAAAATAGCAAAAAAGAAAATGCTTGCAGAAGCAAGAAAATTCTTTAATGATCAAAAGGAAAAATATAAAGCACCTCTTGAGTCAAGAGACGGTTTTATTTCTAATGAAGATAAAGAACTTTTCGAGCAGTACAAGCAAAGTACCAAGCAACAAGAAGCAAACAAGGAAGACATAACAAGAAGGTCGGAACATTTTTCTAAAAAGACAAACGAACTTTTCTCTAAAAATTTCGAAGGTTTCGGATACGAAGTAGGAGAAGAGAAAGTTACTTTTAAAATAAATGATGTTGATAAGGTTAAAGACGTTCAATCTGATGCAATGAATTTTATAAATAGACATCTAGATAAAGACGGTCTACTTAAAGATGCTAACGCTTATCATAAAGCTTTGAATGCAGCAATGGATCCAGACGCTTTATTTAAGTTTGCATACGAAAAAGGTGCTGCCGATGCAATAACAAAAGATGCAAAGGAAGCAAAGAATGTAGATATGAAAGCTAAATCAACACAACAGAATGTATCTGAACCACAAAAATATCGTGTTGTAAATCCTGGTAGCGGAAATCGCTTGGTTATTAAAAGTAAAAATAAATAATAACTAACATTTAAAAATTAAAAATTATGGCTGGATCAGTAGCGGCTAGTCCAGGAGTAAATATAACTCCTGCACCAAGCAAGGTGGCAACACCTAATAATTACATAACTAACTTTGATTTCTTGAGTCAGTATCTTCCAGATACACACGAACAAGAGTTCGAGCGTTATGGTAACAGATCAATCGCATCATTTTTGCGAATGGTAGGAGCAGAGTCTCCATCTAACTCAGACCTTATTAAATGGTCAGAGCAAGGACGTCTTCATACTAAGTATGATGGATGTACACAAGCTAATTTTGTAGCAAATACAAGTGATGAATTTACAGTGCCAAATGATGCTGCTGGAGTAGTTACTTGTACATTTAGAGTAGGACAAACTGTTTTACTTTCATCAGCTTCAGCTGGATTAACTAAAAAAGCTGTTATTACAGCAGTAGGAGCAGCAGATACAACAGCAGGTACAGTAAATGCTTTTAGAGTAGCTTACTACGAAGTATTAGGAGCAACTCCTTTTGGAGCAGCAGCTTCAGATATTATAGCATATGTTTATGGTTCTGAATTTGCAAAAGGAACAAACGGGATGATTGGAGCTTTAGAAGCTGAATCTACTATTTTTGATAATAAACCAATTATTATTAAAGATAAGTATCTTGTTTCAGGTTCTGATATGGCACAAATCGGATGGGTAGAGGTTACTTCAGAAAATGGAGCAGCTGGATACTTATGGTACATAAAGTCTGAACATGAAACTCGTCTTCGTTTTGAAGATTACATGGAAATGGCTTTAGTTGAAGCAGAGCCAGCAGTGGCTACTGGAGCAGCTGCTAAGCACTTTGGTAATGCAGCTGGAAATGATGCTCAAGGTGGTACAGAAGGTTTATTCTATACTGTAAACGACAGAGGTAATGTATGGTCTGGAGGTAATCCATCTACATTAGCTGATATTGATTCTATCGTTGAAAGACTTGACAAGCAAGGAGCTATCGCTGAAAACGTGCTTTTCTTGAACCGTCAGTTCGGATTCGATATTGATGATATGTTAGCGGCACAAAACTCTTACGGAGCGGGTGGTACTTCATATGGTCTTTTCGATAACGATGAAAGCATGGCATTAAACTTAGGTTTTGATGGTTTCACTAGAGGATATGAGTTCTACAAAACTGACTGGAAATACTTAAACGATGCTACGCTTCGTGGAGGTATCACAGGAGGTGCAATAAATGGTATCATGGTTCCAGCAGGAACAATGACTGTTTACGATCAAGTAATGGGTAAGAATGCTAAGCGTCCATTCTTACACGTACGATATAGAGAGTCTCAAGCAGAATCTCGTAAGTATAAAACATGGATGACAGGTTCAGCTGGTGGAGCTGCAACAAGTGATTTGGATGCAATGGAGGTACACTTCTTGTCTGAAAGAGCACTTTGCACTTTAGGAGCTAACAACTTCTTCCTATTTAACGCTTAATAGTGAATATTAAAGGGAGGGGAATACTTCTTCTCCCTTTATTTTTTTTAATTATAATAAAATTTAAATACAATGAAATCAAACACAAGAATATATCGCCTTTCTGGCGGTAAGACACCACTAACATGTATGATTGCAACTAAGCATTCAAGAAGCAAGGACTTAACGTGGTTAGACAAAGAAAAAAAAGAAAATAGAGCGTTAAGATACGCTACAAATCAATCAAGCATTTTTCAAGATGAGCAAGATGGACAAGCAAGGCTAGGTCAAATTGTTTTTATTGATGGGGTTTTAGTTGTTGAAAACAGAAAAATGACTCTTCAAAAATTTTTAGATCACCACCCAGACAACGTAAAAAATGGAGGTTCTCTTTTTTATGAAATGAATCATGAAGCAGAGGCTAAAAAAGAAGTAGAGGCAATGGATCTTGACTTTGAAGCTCAAAAATTATCTAGAGAGTTAAGCATGAAAGAATTAGAGTCTGTAATGCGTTATATTGCTCCTAATAAAGTTGATAAAATGTATGCGGATGAGATAAAGCGTGACGTTAGAGTTTTCGCTAAAAGATATCCAGTAGAGTTTTTAGACATGTTTGACAATGTAGAGGTTGAGACTGATAATACTATAGCTAACATTATAGATGCTAAGCTTATAACATTTAGAAAAAAGAACTCAGAGGTTTGGTATAACTTGAAGGACAATAAAAAACTTTTGTTTAGAGTTCCTTTCGGTGAGAATCACGTAGATGCTCTTACCGATTATTTTCACAATGATAAGGAAGGTGTAAAGAAATACAACGAGCTAGTTTCACTGCTAGAAGAGTTGTAATATAATTTGTATCTTTGTACTTTATTAACTCATTAATTTTTTTAAAATGAAAAAGTATTTAAGATTTAAAGTTTCTGATGCTCAACAAGTATTGATTGACACATCAACCATTTCAAGGGTTATATTAGGACCTGACAATACTAACCAAGTAGCTATATTTACTACTCATGTTGGTCTAGGTGTAACTAATGCCTCTGAAGTTTTAGCTTATAAGCTTACCTTCGGTACTATGGATGCAGCTGCAAACGCAGTAGCTGTAAATGCTATAATTGACTCAATCGGAGCTGCATTAACTACAAGTTGGACTAACCCTATTTATGATATGACGGGTAAAACAGCTAACGCTTGTTCACAAATTGAGTATGATCAATTAGTATTTTAAGCTTAATAGCTAACTAACAACTATTATTAAAAGAGCTCTACATATTGTAGGGCTTTTTTTTGTTTCTAGATATTGCCCTTTTTTTGTTTATCTTTGTATAAAACTCATCAGCATGATTAATGACGTAAGAAATACTGTACTTGCAATCCTAAGTAAAGATAACAACGGTTACATAACACCAGAGCAGTTTAATCTTTATGCTAAGAATGCTCAAATGGAAATATTTGAACAGTATATGTATGATTATAGTATAGCTGTAAAAAAACGTAACGCACGTTTGTATAATAGTGGATTAGGTGATGTCCCTAGTAGAATAGCAGAGGCAATAAATAGATTTAGAACAGAGTCTACATTAACATATAATGGTACTACGACTCATTTTGAATTACCTACAGATGCTTATTCATTAGGGGTTATTTCAGCGGATGGCGTAGTTGTAGATAGAGTTGAAGAGCATCAACTTTTAAAGCTAACATCTTCGTTAGACACTACACCAACTGCGGACTACCCTGTATATGTTATAAAAAATAACACAACTTGGACTCCTGAAAGCCAAATAAAAATATATCCTACAACTATAGCTAGCAATCAAATAATAAATTATATAAGATATCCAAGAGACCCAAAGTGGACATATGTAAGCTTAACGGGCGGGGAACCACTTTTTAACTCTCAAAGTTCAGACTATCAAGATTTTGAGTTACTACAAGATGAGGAAACAAATTTAGTTTTAAAAATATTACAGTACTCTGGTGTTCAGATAAGCGATCCGCAAGTAGTGAAAGCAGCTAAGTCTGATGAAATACAAGAAAAACAAGAACAAAAATAAGGCATGGCATATTTAACAGATTATCAATATTATTTAGGCAGTGGAGGAGCAGCATCAGAAAACCATGGTTCTTATCAGTATATATCATTAAAAGATATAGTTAAAAACTACATGCTTATGTATGTGGGTGAAGATCAAAAGGTAGATAACGTACAAGCTTACAAGGTTAGATTTACAGCGAAGCAAGCAGTAAAAGAATTAAACTACGATGCATTTAAATCTACTAAGATAGTAGAGGATGTAGTAGAGTCTAGCCTAAAATACGTTATGCCCTCAGATTATGTTGATTTTATAAGAATATCAAAATTAAAGGATGGCGTTTTGTATCCTATGATGGAAAATAGAAACGCTATGTCTGCGGATGTTTATTTAAGAGACAATAGTAATCAGATACTTTTTGATAATAATGGCGAGGTTTTATTAGAAAACTCATCAGAGTTAGAGCGTTCAAGAATAAATAATATAACAGAAGATACAACAGACGATGATTGTTATTACGGTTATCATATAGGATCAAAGTATTATTTAGATACAGCTACAGCTAATAACAACCCTACGTTTAGGGTGAATCGTGCGGCTGGAGTTATTGATTTTGATTCTACGATGTCAGGTGTTACATTTGTACTAGAATATATATCTGACGGTATGGAAGGTGGAAACGATAGCTTAATAAATATTAATAAGTTTTTTGAGAGATATATATACGCATATATAACGTACGAACTTTTAGATGCTAAGGTAGATGTTGCTGACAGTGTAAAAACAAGAGCTAGACAGAAGCAAAGAGCTCTTTACAGAAACGCTAGAGTAAGAATGAATGGTATGAGTCAACTTGATTTATTAATGACTCTCAGAGGACAAAACAAGTGGAATAAAGGATAATGGCAGAATTAACTAATAATTTTCTTAAAGGTACGATGAACAAGGACCTAGATGAAAGTCTAGTGCCTAACGGATCTTATCGTGATGCTTTAAATGTAGATATTATACACTCAGAGGGAGATGATGCTGGGACTGTTAGAAATAAAAAGGGTAATGAACGAGTAGGGGATCCCGTAACTGGAGATGGCGATTTAAATAATGTAACAGGGGAAATATTAAGTGTTTCAACAGCTGCTACAGCTACAATAGTAGGTGCAGCATCATTAAACAATGCTAATGGAACATCATTAGTATTAGTAAATACTGATGGCTCTACGGTTACATTTACCACAGACCCAACCTTGAATTTTGGCGATGTATCTGCAAGTATTGGAGACCATACATGGAGAATTAACACTAAAGATATTAGTGGTGGTGATGAAGTTCGGAAAGCTACCCAAGCAATACATATTGCTGTATTAGCAGCGATAGCCGCTGGAGAATTGGACATGACCGTTGTCCCTGCTACTAATACAGGTACACAAACAGAATTTACTCTTACTCAAAATAATGATGGTACTATTGGTAACACACCAATAACTTTAATGACTGGAGCTACTGGACCCTCTTCATTTACTGGTGGAGTTGATAATACACAAAACGCAAGAACTATTGGAGCGGTAACTTTTGAATCTGATAATTTAATTTATTACTTAGTTGCGTCAGACAAACTTGATGGTGTGTTTGAGTATAATGAAAAAACTAATAAGATTACTAGAGTACTACAGTCAAACAAAAACAATCCAGCTACAGCAAGCAAGCTTAATTTTAGTCAAGATTATTATGTTACTGGTATAAATTACGTAGATGGTTTTTTATATTGGACTGATAATTTTAATCCACCTAGAAGAATAAATATTGCTAGAGCTAAAGGTTATGATATAGATGATAATAGAATTGATGACGATATATCAGTAATATTAGAGCCGCCTTTAAACGCTCCTATGATTGATATGATTGCAACAGGAAATCAAGAAAATAATTTAAAAGAAACATTTGTTCAGTTTTCATATAGGTTTAAATATGTAGACAATCAATATAGTGCAATGTCTCCATTTTCTGGAGCGGCCTTTATACCTTCGACTTATGTACTAGATTTTGGTGTTGGAGAAAATAAAGGTATGTTGAATAGTCATAATGCGGTAGATATATCTTTTGAGACAGGTAGTCAATTTGTTGAAAAAGTTGAGATACTGATGCGTGACACTAAAAGTACTGTCATATCGGTAGTAGAAAGTTTTGATAAAAAAGCACTAAGTATTCCAAACAACAATGTACATACTTATAGATTTTCTAACAATAAAACATATAGAACTTTACCTTCAGGTCAATTAGGAAGATTATTTGATAATGTTCCTCTAAAAGCAAAAGCTCAATCTTTTATAGATACTAGAATTGTATATGGTAATTATGAGCAATCATATGATATAGTAGACTCTTCAGGTGTAATAATAACACCAGATTATTCTGTAAAATATGTCTCTAAAGAAACAGAAAGTGGTAAGGCTATACAAACATTTAGAAGTGATAGAGATTACGAGATAGGGGTGCAATATGGAGATAAATATGGTAGGTTTACTACTGTATTGACAGCTCCAGAGAACGATGCCTCTCCTACAGTATATATTCCACCAAGTCAATCTATAACAGGAAACAGTTTATCTGTAGAGATAAATAATAAACCACCAAGTTTTGCAACGTGTTATAGGCTTGTTATAAAACAAAATAAAGGTATATATTACAATATATTTCCAGTAAAGTTTTATGTTTTAGGTATGTTTAGATACTTTAAAATAAATGATTTTGATAGAGATAAAGTAAGAGCTGGTGATTATATAATATTTAAATCAACAGCAAATGGGCCTACTTTAAGTAATAAAAAATATAAGGTTCTTGAAGTAGATGTGCAAACAGGTCCAATAACAACAACAACAACACCTTCTTTAACAGGTGGTCTTTCTGTGGTTAGTATTAATGTCGATAAAGGATTATACTTTAAAATAAAGGTAGATGATGCAAATGAATTTGCTAGTTATAATTCAACTGACTATGTTTATTCGGGAGATTGTAGTTTACCACCAGTTATATTACCTCCTGCAAGCGACCCTAATAATCAAAATGTTCCACCTGTACCAGTAATACCTGAAGAGGACTATCCTGTTCATCATAGGTTTGCAGTAGCTGAAGACCCTATATATTATCCAGATAATCAAGGAACTGGCAGCGGTGCTAATTTAATTTCAGTTGCTAATAATAATTTGTACACTCCTCCAGCAACAGGACCTGGAGATTTAAGGTTGACAGTTGAAGTTATTAGTTCTACAGAATTCAAATATACATTTGAAATACCTGCTACTCCAAGTTCTAATTGGATTTATAAAAATATACCTGCTGGCGGTGGACAAGAAACTATAGAATATGGTGCCTATACTGTTTTAACATTATTTTTTTCACCTGCTACAAATTGGGTTCCAGGTGATCAATATAAAATATCTTGCAGAAGTGATGGTCATTTTACAGGTAATTATTTTGGTGGTGAAGGCATACCTAAAACTGGTAATCAGCTACTAGCTGATCAGTGGTGTGGTGCAGCGGTATTTCCTGGGCCTACTTTTAGTGATAATGACCCTATTTATCCTGAAAAAGATAAAGCTATAGAAATAGGAGCTGTGATAACAATGAGATTTAGTGGTACTTCAGTGGCAAACCAAGCTCCTATAACATTTCCACCTTCTGAAGCTAAGTATGAAAATATAGAAGAGTGGTTTATAGAATCTGGTGCTTTTGAGCTTTTTGAATGGAGTGTAGGGGTTCCTATTCCAGGTTCATCAGAAGCTGTTTTTCCATATGGTCCTGGACCTTTTGGGCCAGAAACAGTTACTTTTAGAAGAGGAGCAATGTCCGAGTTTAATAGTGCTAATAATAATGGAGGTGTATTAGGAAAGATAACTCAAGGTGGAACTTTTGTAGGTAATGTTTTAACAAATTCAGGACTTACAAATGATACAAAAGAATATCCAGTTAAAATGATAGTTTCTGGTAGAACTAGATTAACTCATGAACTTCAAACAGGTTATGTTAATGGTCTACTTGGTGGTTTGGGGTTGCTTTCGCAAGTAAGTACAGGATTTAGTGTTAAAATAACAATACAACAGAATAGTGGTTCTATTGCTCAATGCGAAACAGTTCCAGTAATTTCAGATGCAGATATATATCATGAAACAAGTAGAACATATGATGTAATTGGTGGGGTACATAAAGTTCTTTGGAAATACCAAGGTTTTTCTGGTCGTTCTGTGCCTATAAATGCTTTTAATCCAATAGCTGGAACTTATACTGTTTTAGGTCAAGTGACACCAGGTACAACACCAAGTGATATTTATCCTCACACATTTCAAGCTGGAGATGAAGTCGAAGTACATAGCACTGTAACTCCAGCGTTAGCAGGAACACATACTGTAATAGAGGTTATTGATAAATACAATGTAGTTATAAACCTTGCGTATCCTGGTGGTGGTGCTGCCTCTGTTGGTCAAATAGGGTTTCATCATGATTCTCTAATAGAAAAAGACCAAACTGCGGTTCAAGCAGCTCAAATATTAATAAACCCAACAACAAATCAAAATAGCACTTATAATGCATATTCTTTTGGTAATGGTTTAGAATCAGATAGAATAAGAGATGCGTTTAACTTAACAAACTTAGATTATAGTCCAAGAGCTAGCACTAATATTGAGGGATACGAAAAGCAACGCAAAGAAGCATCGCTTACTTATAGTAGTACTTATAGAGATAAAACATCTACAAATGGACTGAATGAATTTAATCTTTCTATAGTTAACTTTAAGAATTTAGATTTAGAGTTTGGTAGTATTCAAAAAATACATGCAAGAAATACTGACTTACTTGTTCTTCAAGAGGATAAGGTTAGTAGAGTTTTGTATGGTAAAAACCTTTTAAGTGACGCTGTTGGTGGTGGTACTGTTACTACTACACCACAAGTTTTAGGAAATCAAGTTTCTGATACAGGTGAGTGGGGTATAAGTTTTAATCCAGAAAGCTTTGCAGAGTGGGGTAATAGTTTTTATTGGGCAGATGAAAGAAGAGGTGCTGTATTAACAATAGAAGGAACTAGCATTGTTCCGATATCTAATTTAGGAATGAGAAACTACTTTAGAAATTTAATGCGCGACAATTCAGAAGAACAAAAATTAGGTGTTTTTGATCCAAGCACTCAAACATATGTTTTAGCTACTAACGAAGAAACATCTAGACCATGCAGTCTTTTACTAAGTGTTTATGGTAGAGACTACCCTTCTAATACATCCGATATGGTTGGCATAGAAAGTAATCATGGTGAAGATTTTACAATAGTTAGTAATACTTCTTGGACAGTAGGTATAGAGTACAGTGCTGGTTCTGGTTGGGTAACAAACTGCCCTACCTCAGGATTTGGTAATCAAAATGTATTTTTGCAAGTTGCTAATAATACTACTAGTGCTGTTAGAACAGCAACAATAACTATAACATTTTGTGGATCAGAAACAGTTACTTATGTTGTTACACAAGCACCAGGAGAAGAAATAATAGTACACCCTTGGGTAATAGGAAATAAAGATAAAAGATAATGTCAGAAATTAAAACAAATCAAACTTTTGTATATACAGGTAGCTCAGAATATTCATTTGATAATGTTGTTCTAAATAAAAACACTGGATTTTCTCTTTACTCTCCAAGAAGAGGCAATGGCGGTATTAATGAAATACCCTACGATGGAGCAACTGTAACAATGAAGACAGGCACTATTGGAGCTGGGTCAGGTGTTAAAGATTTACAGCCATCAATGAACAATAAGCTTTACTATCTTGTAACAGACATACTGTATACAGAGGAAGATAAAGATACTGTTATCTCTTTAGCTACAGAGGTACCTGTCGCTGTTGTTTCTGGTAAATATGAGGGATCTTTTGTTTTTAGTAACCCAAATCAATATAAACATCTATATTTAATATGGGACTACACAGACAGTATGGGCACTGGAGCTGCATCTTATAGTGGTGGTTTAGTTACAAAGAATATTGATGTAGATTTTGGTACGGGCATTGGGCTTACAGGGATAGATTATGATGTTACGGACACACCAGCTAGGTTTATAATAAAAAATGGGACAGCTACATTAGTTGATACTGGTTATGTGGGATTAAATTCTACAGCAAATTACAACGCATTAATAGCTGCTGGTGTATCAGCAGACGACATAAAGTTATCTAACCCATATAACGGTTCGGTAAATAATGGTATAGGTAGAGCTTTAATTCAAAAAACAACTGATAGCCTTGAAGGTCAGATAGTTGCATACTCACCATTAGCAAGCACAAAGTGGGCTTTAAATACTATAACACCTTCTTTAAAAAGTTTTTTTATAGATACTGACGGAAAAGCAACATCAACTTTAGCTTGTGCTGAGTGTCCTACAACAACTTATTATCATAATGGAGTAAATACATTACCTCAAATTGGTGATAAAATATATAATGACTCTAGCGGTATCTCAACATCAGCTACAGCGACAATTATAGGTACCGCAGCGTTAAATAATGCTAGTGGTACATCTATGATACTAAGAAATGCAGACGGTTCTACAGTGACATTTACTACAGATCCTACCCTTAACTTTGGTGATGTGTCTGCTAGCGTTGGTGATCATGCGTGGAGAGTTAATACTAGAGATATTAGTGGGGGGGATGAAGTACGTAAAGCTACTCAAGCACTTCATATAGCTGCAATGGCTGCAATTGCTGCTGGAGAGCTAGATATGACTGTTGTACCTACGACTAACACAGGAACTCAAACATCATTCACGCTAACTCAAACTACCCATGGTACTGCTGGTAATACAGCTATCACTTTAATAACGGGTGCTACAGCTAACGGGGAAACTTCATTTACTGGTGGTGGTGAGTCTGCTATTTTTAATGGTGATGGTAAGTATTACTTATCAGATTCAACAACGTGTGCAGGAGCTCCAGTTGTGTTTGCTACTTGGTTATTAATAGATAGCTCTGGTATTGTAACAAACACTGGTTCTTGTAACTGTACAGAATTTGCTGTACCATTTATATCTCAAGGAGATATTACATTATTAAGCTCAACAGATTCAAATATAAATTTATTAGCTTCAGGTAACCCAACTTCATTTACTTTAACATCATCTTGTAATAATTTTGATGTATTCGGTGGAGATAATGGGGTCGTGTATACATATACAGATTGTAACGGAACATCTATTACAGATATAGTTGGTAGAAAACAGAAATCATCTGTATGTTCTTCTACAACTCCTTCTATAACTTCAGGTTCAGGAACGGTGACTAATGTAGGTGTATGTATATCTGAAACATTACCAAGAGGTATGAAATTTGATACATCTACAGGAGAGCTTTCTGGTAAACCACAAGAAACAGGTACTTATCCTATAACTTTTACAGCTACAAATTGTAAAGGTACAAGTGCAGCTAAAACAATAGATATAAATGTAGTAAACTCTTATAGTTTTACTGGGTTTGGAATAGGTTCTGATAATCCAATGGATACTGGTGACGCTGCTTGTGCTTTAGCTCCTCCTCTTATAATAATGTATCACGATGGTAGCGCAAGGGTTCCAGATCTTAATGATAGAATTTATCGAAACCCTAATGGTTCTAATGGATTTGTAGGTAATAATCAATGGTATTATATAAACAATTCTACTTACTCTATAAAGGTAGATTCTTCAGGTAGAGTTATAGAGAAGAATGAGTGTCCAGCGAGCGTTACTACAACTACTACTACAACTAGTACAACTACTACAACTACAATACCAGCAACTGGAAGTTACTTTACAGCCACTCTTTGTAGTGATGGAACTACAACAGCAAAATTACATTATCCTTCTGGCTCTAGTGTACCATCAGCTACAAACATTGTTAAAACGGTAGATGGTAATTGTTGGACAATAGCAGCAACAGCATCAGGGTCATATCCTTATCAAACTATAGACACTACGGGATCCATTACTTATGCTAGTTGTGATGTTTGTTTAGGTGCAACAACTACCACTACAACTACTACAACAACTACAGCTGTACCTATAAGTTCTTTTACTATGGATACAGATGGATTTACTACAGCTCTTAGAGCTTGCTTAAATGGAGGGTCTCCTTTTACTACTTACTATCATGATGGTTCTGGTTCATACCCAACTACAAATGACTTTGTCTTTACAGATTCAGGAGGAACAACACCATTTGACGGTTCTTCTTTATGGCGTAAAGATTCTAATGGTACCGCTGAGGTTTTACATATCTCTAGTACAGGTCAAATATTAGATGTTCAAGTTTGTTCAGGGGTTACAACTACCACTACAACAGCAAGTGTAAAATACTACGACTCAACTCCTTGTGGAGGAGGCTCTACAACTGTACTGAAGTTTACAGGTTTAGATGATATAGCTAACGGAACTGTTGTTAAAGGTGCTAATGGATCTTGTTACACTATTACAGGTGTGTCTTCAAGTAGTTCAGAGACAACAACAATAGTTTTCGAATATGATAATTGTAATGATTGTACTGGTATAACTACAACTACAAGTACTACAACTACTACAACTACAAGTACTACAACAACAACGACTACAACTACTTTAGCTCCGCTTACAGAGGTGTTGCTAAGATTCAGTGCTGATTCTTCAACAGTATGTACAGGAGTTATTGGAACTTATTATGTTGATGGACCAGTGGGTGGGAGTGGTAAAAAAGTTTGGTTAAATAACAACTCCACAGGAGTTCCTACAAGTGGATCTTATATTCAAATAGGTTCATCTAACGCATACCACTGGAATAGTGGTGCTGGTGCTTGGAGAAGCGATGGTGTAACTTGCCCATGAAACGATTAGTTCAAATGTCGGCACAGCCAGCTAATGATTATTATGCTTGGCAAACAGAGGTGTACCTAGATAATTTTCTTGGGTTAGGTTATAATGGTAATAACATTGAAGTGATAGCTTCCTATATAGATTTTATTCCAGATTCATGGATAAATCTACAGCAGAAATACCCACATGTTAGATTTTTCTTTTACCTAGATGAGATGGGTGAATGTAATTACCCTCCTGCAATCCAAGCACATATACTAAAAAAACATTTTAAAAGATTTCCAGAGCTATCTGAGGCAGCTATATTTTTTCACGATTGCGATTTTATATTTACTAAGTATTTTGATTTTAGTAAATTTCAGCACGATGATAATTGGTACTTTTCAGATACTGTATCTTACGTAGGTGCAGAGTACATAGAAAGTAAAGGGAAAGGTTTATTGGAAGGTATGGCTAAAGTTGTAGGGTTATGTGCTTGTGCTGTTAGAGCAAACCAAAAAAATTCTGGTGGAGCACAGAAGCTTATGAAAAACTTAACGCATGAGTATTGGGCTGAAGTTGAAGAAGATGCTGTTAATCTTTACAATTGGTTACTGCAAGAGAAAAACAACTACGGAGATAAAGATGTTAATGACATTCAGATATGGACAGCTAGTATGTGGTCTGAGCTTTGGAACGCTTGGAAGTATAAACATAATGTAATTGTACCAAAAGAATTTGATTTTTGTTGGGCTACTTGTCATATAGATAAGTGGGACAGCGTTTCTTTTTTTCACAATGCAGGTGTTGTCGATGATAAAAGTAAGATGTTTTACAAGGCTGGGTATATAGAAAAATTACCTTATAATGAGCAGTTAGATTTAGATCCAAACAGATGCTCAATAAAATATTTTGATGCTATACAAAAAAGTGCTAAAACATCTATTTTAATTTCTTAACTTTGTAATATGGCTGTAGAAACAATAAGCTACTCGGTAGCAGCAAAAGGATGGACTTCATTTCACTCTTATAAACCAGACTGGATGATAGGTCTTAACAATTCTTTGTACACATGGAAATATGGGCAACTATATAAACACAACACAAATAGTGTTAGAAATAATTATTATGGGGACCAGTATACATCTACTATAACTCCTATCTTCAATCAAGACGTTGCTGATAATAAAGTTTATAAAACTTTAGCGTTATGGAGTAATGTAGCTTGGAAGGCAGATATAACAACTGATTTTACTACAGGTGTTGTAGAGCGTAGCTACTTTAATCTTAAAGAGGGAGAGTATTATGGTCACATAAGAAGAGCGGCAGATACTGTTGATTTGAAAGCTATGTCAACACAAGGTGTAGGTGTAGCTGCCTATAACAGTTTAGTTTTTACATTTGCAAATCCTATACCATCTTCAGTAATGGTAAATGACACTATATATATATCGGCTGACCCAGGTAATGTTGCTTTACAAAAGGTAGGCACCATAGCTAGTTTAACTTCTACAACAATTACAGTATCCGCTGCCGCTGTTACACCAAACGCAAATGGAGATTTTGTTGTTGCTGTAAAAGATAGTACCGCAGAGTCTTATGGAGCTAGAGGTTCTTATATGGAGGTAAAATTAACAAGTGATAGTAAAGATTCTGTAGAATTATTTACAGTTTCTTCGGATGCAATGAAAAGTTACCCTTAATTTTTATATCTTTGTAGGTATTAATTATTATGGAATTTAATTGGAGGACACTAGAAAAAGGAGATTACGAAAACACATTAGTAAGGTGGTGGAGAGATTGGAGATGGACACCTCCTCCAAAAGATATGCTTCCACAAGAAGGCACTTGTGGTATTATGGTGTCAAAAGGAGATATTGATGTTTGTGCTGGTTTTATATATTTAACAAATTCAAGTACAGCATGGGTGGAGTATATAGTGTCAAACTTTGAGTATAAAGAAAAAGATAGAAAGAGTGCTATAGAACTTTTAATAGAAACTCTTTCTCTTATAGCAGAAGATAAAGGATGTAAGTATATTTTTACATCTTTAAAAAACAACTTATTGATGGACAGTTATAAAGAGTGTGGATACATTATGGGTAGCACCAACTGTACTGAGATGATAAAAAAAGTGTAATATGGCAGCAGCAACAGCAATAGCGGTTATAGGTCTTGCAGCATCAGCTGGACAAATGATTTATGAAAATGAGCAAAAAGACAAAGCCGAAAGTAGAGCTAGAGCAGCTAGAAATAGAGCTGCTAGTATAAGTGAAGCAAATCCTTTTGAGGCGCTACAAGCTCCAGATGTATCAAGGCTAGCTTTTGAAGAAACTTCTCAAAGTGAGGCTGACGCGTTAATGGCAGCTCAAGATTTAGGTGAGGCTGGTGCAGCTCAAGTAACAAACATAGTGAAGGCTGGTAGAGATCAAAAACTAAAAGCAGCAGAAAAACAAGCAAAATTAGAGTACGAAAGAGACGCAGCAGAGGCTAGTGCAGAGCAAGGTATAGAGGCTAGAAAAGCGCAACGAAAAGGAGCTATGGAGTTAGCTTCTGTTCAAGCAAATATGCAAGCAGCTCAACAGGCTCAAGCAAATATGGCAGCATCTGTAACTGGTGCATTTGATAGCGCAGGCGCTTTAGTTACAGGGCTAGAGAGCGATAAACTTGCTAAAAATAAATCTCAAGGTTTAGATACTAATATAGGTGGAGGAAGTATAAATGAAAATACGGGTGCAGAGGATGTTATATTTTCTAATCCTTTTGGTGATGATCCAAATATAGGTTAAAAAAAATAATAATGGCAGAAGAAGAAGAAGAAGATATGATTATAACGCCTAGCCCTAATTTAGGTTCTTTATTTGCTGGGCTATCTAGAACTATAGCAGGTGCTCAAGATAAGCGTAGAGAAAAAAGAGAAAAGATACAAAGTGAAGCTAATGAAACTTTTAGGACTATGTCAAATTTTGCTATTGGTCAAAACAAATCTTATCAAGAGGTTGCTACTAATGGTTTATATGGTATTAAAAATCAATTGTTTAGCTTGAACCAACAACTTGCAAACGGAGAGATAACAGCAGAGCAGTATAAATTATTTAAAAATAACGCAGAAGATTCATATAGAGCATTTACAACCACAAGTTTAAACTATGACAAAACTATAGACTTATTCAACAAAGAAGATGCGGAAGGGAAAACGGGTGATGGTAGTGCTTTAAAAATGCAATATTTTGCACAAAATGCTGATATGAATGGCGTTGAATATTATACTGGTTTAGATGGTACGGGTTACACAATAAAAAGAGATGAAAAAAATAATATAATAGATAAACAAAATGTTAAAAATTTAAATAACCCTTCAAATTTAAGGGCTGTATTAGTAAAAGTAAGTGACCAAGTTGCAGAAGTAGCTAAAAATTGGAAAGGTAATACAACTGTAGACCAAAAAACTGGAGTTGTAACTACAGATATAGCTAAAGGAAAAGAAGGTTTATTTGACTCTAGTAAAGCATCTTTAATGCACCAACTAACAAATACTCCTGAAAAAGCTTATAGTGTACTTGCAGATAATGGTGGTGGTGAGCTAACTGAATATAAATATTTTCAAGATTATGAAGGATATTTTAATGAGGAGCAGAAGCAAAAAATAATTCAAGAAAGGTTAGATGAAGCAAAGATTGCTTTGTCAAATGGATATAGTATAAAAACAGATAGAAAACTCCCAAATGGAGATTTTGAATATGATGATGTTGAAGGTAGAGAAATGACCAAAGAAGAAGAAGAGCAATTTATAAAAGACCAAGAAAAATTCTTAATAAAATGGAAGCCTGATGGGTCAAATAATTTAGTTATAGATACAGATGATCCTAGTTGGAAAGAAGCTTTACAAGAAGCTAAAGATATGGTAGGTAGAGCTGTAGATATGACGGTTTCATCCAAACAATCAAGGCCATATAAACGAAAAAGCGGGAGTGATAGTGACAAATCAAAAATCACCTTCGGTAAAATACCAGATAGCTATAAAATATTTAGAGAGGCATATGACGATAAAAACCCTTCTGGAATGAAGGCTTTATTGAAACCTGGCTATCAGTTAAAAATTGAAAACGGAAAGTTTGTTATTTACAAACCTCCTACTGAAGATGAAAGACTTAATTTAAAAAGAGGCTCTGATGAGTATAGAGGTCGTATAGGAGTATTAGAAACAGAGGCAGATTTCGCTACATATTTAAATGAACTTAGCGTAGATAAAATGGGTAAATATAGAGGTGTATATGACGCAGAAATGGGAGGGGGAAGTAATAAGCCAACAGAAGGTATGACTGATGCTGAAAAAAAAGCTTATTATCTTAAGCAATTAGAAAAATAGAAAAAGAAATAAGATGGACGAAGAACTTAAAAAGTTAATTGCAACAATGGTTGAAAACGGTGAGAGTGATGAGCTTATACAAAGTGTTATTGACGATTATAAAAAAAAAAGTCAAAAAAAAGTCGTTACAACAACTACTGCATCTCTTTCAGAACAAGCAAGCATCAATTTTACATCGGATACAGAAGCTCAAAAGAAGGATCAGCCTTCGGATGGTTCAAGTATCTTAGATAAGATAAACATTAGTAAAGAAGTACCCCAAGAAAAATATGAACCTAAAAAACAAGAGGAAGTTCTAGATTTATATAGAAAGAAAAAACAAGAAGAAAAGCAAGCTGAGGTTAGAAGAGAAGAACAAGAAAAGATGGAGGCTGGTGGATTTGTCCAAGACCCAATAACTGGCGCTTATACTCAAACAGATGACCCAGAATATTTTAATAAAAAATACAACCTAAATCCAAGTGATTTAAATCGTGAAAGTGAGCAAGATAGAATTCGAAAGGAAAAGAAGGAAAGTATAGAGCTAGAAAAACAAAAACCAAAATACAATACGTATCTTCAAAACAAGCTTAACATAAAGTTAAGTAAAGAAGAGGAAAATATACTACAAGGAAATGTAGTTTTTGATGGCTATCCTAGTAAAGAAAAAAATCGTTATTATACAAAAAATGGAGATTGGTATAGAGAGTTAGCAGATGGAGATGGCTCGTTTAATAAAATAACAAATAAAGGCAGTATAAATGCTTTAAATAATTATTTTTTAGAGGGCACATTAAGAGAGGCAAATTTAAAATTACAACAAGAAAGTACAGTAGAGTCAAATTTATCAGGAGGTAAAATATATACAGGATTACCAGATAAAGAAGACAATGAATACAAAAACGTAGATGGTTTATGGTATAGAAAAACTCCAGGCTCTAAAAAATGGGCAGAGGTAAAAGGAGATGGAGGAATAGATTATTTAAACAGGTATTTTCTTACAGATGAAGAAAAAACAAAACAAAAAGAAAAAAGAAATTTTGAAATACAATCTGATTCTCAATTTTCTAAAATAGAAAAATTAAAAAAAGAAAGAGGTGACTTTTTAAAAGTAATAAACCCAGAGCTAATAGGTAAATCAGAAGAGGAGGTAGTAAAGTTAATAAACGACACTTATAGTCAATATGGAATATTTGCTGAAGAAACTAGTGGCGGAGATGCTATGAGAGTTTATTCTAAGTTTGACAAGAAGGGATTACTTGTAGATTTAGATCCATTCAGAAAAGAAACAGAAATAATGGGAGCAGGGATGCTTGCTAATTATATATGGAACAATAGAGTTGGTAAAAATCAAGATGAAGCACAAGCTATGGTTAGCCAACTAACAAACCCAAGAGCTTCTGTAGACGGTGTTATTTATCAAGATTTTCAAAATAACATTAGTAATCAAATTAACAATATAAACGTAGACCAAAATTTTTATAATGATAAAGTAAAAGGTTACGAAGAGTTATATAAAAAGAAAGGATACCTTACTAAAGAAGAACGAGAAGACTATAAAGAATCTATAGAAAAATTTAATAAAAATGTTCCTAAAGGTGAGGCCCTTATGAACTTACAAAAACGTATAGACGTAGCATCTGGAATTGCTATAAAAGGAAAAATAGAAAGAGATGAAAATATAGGTACGACAGAAGGTGCTGTTTTAAATTCTCTTTTAGCAGGCCTTGAGGATATAGCTAGTGGAGCTACTTATTTAGCTGTAACGGGATATGATTTAGGTGATTTAATGTTACAATATAAAAGAACTACAGACCCCGTTGTACAAAAAATTTTCGGAGGCACTGTTGGAGATTTTGTTGGATATGCTGATAGAGAAAAAGGAAGAAAACAACTTTTAACTGATATAAAAAAAACAATAACAGGATCTCTTACAGAAAATATTGGAGCACCTGTTACTGATGAATATTTTTCAGCTGAAGAGAGAGGTGGCTTTTTTACAGCTGGAACAGGTGTGCTTAGGTCTTTACCAGCAATGGGCGCTACACTTCTTAGTGGTCCTGCTGGTTTTGCTGCTTTGTTTGCTCAATCTTTTGATGCTGTTGTGGATGAAGTTATAGATGACCCTAACTTTAAGGATATGCCTATGACAGATTTACTTGTGACAGGAGCAACTATAGGTGTAATTCAAGGTGCGCTTGAAAGATTTGGTTTTACTTCTTTAATTTCAAAAAATGCTGCAGCTAAATCTTTTGCAGCAAAAGTAATAAAAAGTGTGCTTGGTAAAGCTACAGGGAAAATGACCCAACGAAAATTTAACCAGCTTATTTTAGCTGAAACAAATTCTTTAATAGCAAATAGAGCTATTAGAATTGTTGGTGGTGCAATTACCGAAGGTGAAACTGGATTCTTACAAGAGATTTCTAGTATAGGTGTAAAAGGTCTTTACAATAAATTAGGTGGAGAATCTGCATTTAAATATGAAAATCCAGAAGATTTCTTTTCTATGGAAACTTTAGGAAGAGGAGGGGAAGGAGCGTTTTGGGAGGCTGCTGGTGGTGGAATGATGTCAGGGTTTGGAAATTCTATAGGGCTAATGAGAGATGGTGTTAGGTCAAGTAAAATTGATGCAGAAATTTTAAAAGGTATGCATTATATGGCTAATGATCCTAGCGTTAGAACTAACTTAACTAAACGATTAAAGGTTCAAATATTAGCTGGAAGTATTTCTAAGCAAGAAGCACAAAATGTTTTAAATAAACATGAAGAAGTAGTTAAAATATTGAAGACTATACCAAGCTCTACATTAAATGTTACTGATTCTTTTGATTTGTTATTAGAAAAATCAAAGTTAGAAAACTCTATTAAAAACTCTGATAAATCATTAATACCTGACGATGTTAAAAATAGGTTAAATGAGATTGATGAGGAACTTAAAATAATTTCTAACGATAAAGATGTATCTGAAAGAGCTATTGCTGTTGAACAACTCAAACAAGAAAACAAATATAGAAGTGAAGAAAATATAAAGAAAAAAATAAAACAAAATAAAAAAGTAGAAGAAAAGAAAGCAGAAGAAAAGAAAGCACAAGAAAAGAAAAAACAAGATGCTCCTTCTACAATTGTTCGTGATGTTATTAATAGACCTTCAACTTTAGTTAGAGATGGAGAAACATTGGTTGGAGAAACTTATATAGATGGTCAACAACTTGTTTTTGAAGAGAAAGGTACAAACAGAATATACGAGTTAGGTGTTGCTGAAGAATTAATGGACACTAATGTTCCAGGTTTATCAATAGAACAAGAGCGTATATCTATAACACCTGAAGGTAAAATATCAGTAGACAATACTGATTACAACATACAAGATAATTTAGAAAATCAAGGTGTAGAATATGATGATGATGGAAATGTAAAAGCTGTCTCTTTAAAATCTGACGATGGCAAAACTATAATGTTGAAGGGTTCTGATGCTGTAGACGCAGCGTATCAAATACAATTAAAACAAATACAAACACCTGAGCAACAAGAATTAGTAAACGAACAATTACAAAAAGATGAACAATTTAAAAAAGAAACAGAGCAATTTGACAAACTTAGAAAAACTGAAGATGTTACCGAAGAAGAAACAGATACAGATACTAAGGAGGATCAAGAACCAACCCAAGTAGAAGAAGCTCCAACAACGCAAGAAGATGTAAAAATAGAGGAAGATGCTCCAATGACGGAGGGAGAGAAGATTGAATTTAATACTAAAAAATCAAGGGTATCAAAGCAAGTACGAAGAGCAAAAAAAGCGCTACGTAAAATTTTACCTAACGTAGAGTTTATTATGCATGATAGTAATGCATCTTTTATGCAAGCTACAGGTGGTTTATCTTCAGGGTTTTATGAAAAAGTAGAAGGTGGAGCAAAGATACACATCAACATAAAAGGATCTAATAAGAGAACTGTTGCACACGAAGTATTCCATGCTTTATTATTAAGTGGAAATATAAATGAAGCTAAAGTAAAAGCGTTGACAGACAGGATGCTTGAATCTGTAAAAAAAGTAGCATCCCCAGAACTATTAAAAAAACTAGAAAAGTTTTCTAGTGAATACCCTTCTGGTATACAAAGTGAGGAAAGTATAGCAGAACTTTTTGGTATACTTTCTGAGTATTATTCAAATCTTGATGTAGCTAGTAAAAAATCAGTTAAGCAATGGTTAAATGATTTAATAAAGTTACTAAAGTTAGACGGTATAATTGGTACAGATTTATCAATCTTAAAAGCTTCAGATGCTGAAGTTATAGAATTTCTTGACAGCGTAGC